TACAGTCATACAGAGACTGGGGCCATGCTAAGGATTATGTATATGCTATGCATCTGATGCTACAACAAGATTTTGCCGATGATTTTGTAATATGTACAGAAACCAGCTACAAAGCTCTAGATTTTGTTAAAAAAGCATTTGAGTATGCTAATTTAGATTATAAACAATATATAACAATAGATCCTAGTTTATATAGACCAGCAGAAGTTGATTATTTATGTGGTCGTTCAACAAAAGCTCAAAAAGTATTAGGCTGGAAACCATCAACATCTTTTGATGAGCTGGTACATGAGATGGTGGACCATGATATAAATAGTTATCAAAATGTTTAGGAATTATAATGATCCACTATATAAACAATGGAGAAATAGTATAAGAAAAAGAGATCATCATAAATGTCAGTGGCCTGGGTGCTTATCATCTAAAAAATTACATGTTCATCATATCAAAAGATGGGCTGACAGCATAGATTTAAGATATAATATAAATAATGGTATAACATTATGCAAATTTCATCACCAGATGATAGAAGGAAATGAAAATGCATATGAGGCTGTTTTTTTTAAAATTATAGCGGATAAGAAATCTAATGATAAATAATCAAGATTTTACAATTATAATAGATACTAGAGAGCAACAACCATGGTCTTTTTCAGAGTATGTTGTGGCCAATAAAAAATTAGACACTGGTGACTATAGTATAGATGGCCTACAAGAAATTTTTGCCATTGAAAGAAAAAAGAGTATTAATGAGATAGCAAATAATATTGTTGAACCAAGATTTAAAGATGTTGTAGCACGACTGTCCCAACTTAAATATTCATTTTTACTACTTGAATTTAGCATGACCGACGTTTTAAATTATCCCATAGGTTCTAATTTACCTAAAAAAATGTGGGATAAAGTTAAAATAACTCCAGCATTTATTATGAAGAATATCTTAGATTGGCAATTAAAACATAATATTAAAGTATTATTTTGTAATAATGCCTCTAATGCAGAAAAAATAGCAGAATACATTTTAAAAAGAATTTATCTGACAACATCTATTGAAAGGAAAAAATCAAATGAAACTTGAGAATCCTATTATCATTAACCCGCCCCCATATACAGATCATGAAAACAAATTAGTAAATCCACCAGCACTATTTATAGATTTTTTAGATATTACTTATCACGATAATCCAACAAGTAAATCAGTATCGGCAACTATAAAAAATATTCCTGGTTCTTTCTTATTGGCATATGGAATAGATTACGAAAAACTTGGAAATGTTAATAGATCAAAACTAGAAGAATTGTTGTACGATCAGATTAAAGACGATATGTCAATGAAATTAAGAAAAAAATTTCCAAGAACTCTTGAAGAAGATCCTAATGGTCCAGGAACAATATTGACCAGTATGATAAGTTCTTTAGGAATAAAAAGTACAGCAAACTGTTCTTGTCGTCAGCACGCTATAGAAATGAATGAAAGAGGAGTTGATTGGTGTGAGACAAACTTACCAGTAATTTTATCATGGCTAAAAGAAGAAAGTGAAAAAAGACACCTACCATTTATAGAAACTATAGCGTCTATGATAGTGAAGAGAGCAATTAAAACATCTCGTAGATTATTAAAAAATAATAATGATTGATATTAAAAATTTTGACGATGCATGGTTAGGTCTTGGAGATCTAAACTCTTTAGCTTTAAGTAAAAATCCTATGATACATAGGACTAAAGAAGATATAGAGAATCCAGATCTTCATTTATTAAGAATGCTAAAAGATCCAAATTATTTAGGATCTACATGCAAGCTCATTTTTAATATAGAGCTTCATCCAATGCAGATAGTTGTTCTACAAGAAATATGGGACAGACCCTTTCCTATGTTAATTGGTAGCAGAGGATTTAGTAAAAGTTTTCTACTAGCATTATACGCAGTATTAAAATGCACATTTTTCCCTGGTACAAAAGTAGTTATAGTCGGAGCAGCTTTTAGACAGAGTAAAATTATTTTTGAATATATGGAAAATATATGGAAAAATAGTCCTATATTAAGAAGTATTTTTAATGGCAATGAAGATGGACCAAGAAGAGATGTTGACAGATGTACTATAAGACTAGGGGATAGCTGGGCTATTGCTATTCCATTAGGTAATGGCGACAAAATTAGAGGCTTAAGAGCACATATTATTCTTGCTGATGAGTTTAGCAGCATATCTCCGGACATTTACGAGACCGTTGTTTCTGGATTCGCAGCTGTTAGCGCAAGCCCAATACAAAACGTGAAAGATGAAGCAAAAAAAGAAGCGATGAGAACAGCTGGAATATGGAATAAAGAATTAGATTCAATTTCTAGAAAAATTAATAACCAAGCTGTTATTAGTGGCACAGCAGATTATGGATTCAAACATTTTGCACAGTATTGGAAAAGATATAAGAGTATTATTGAGAGCAAAGGCAATATCAGAAAACTAGAAGATGTTTTCAATGGCGAGGTTCCTTCGAATTTTAATTGGAAAGACTATAGTATTATTCGTATCCCATATGAATTAATACCAAAGGGCTTCATGGATGATAAGCAAGTTAGTAGAGCAAAAGCTACTATACATGTTGGTATTTATAATATGGAGTATGCAGCTTGTTTTGTTAATGATAGTCAAGGATTCTTTAGAAGAAGTCTCATAGAGAGTTGTGTTGTAAAAGACTATCCGCCTATAACAATAAATAATCAGTCCATTATTTTTAATGCGATAACCCAAGGCAATCAGAATTGTCAATATGTTTATGGAATAGACCCTGCTAGTGAACAAGATAATTTTAGTATAGTGATACTAGAAGTTCATCCAACGCATTCCAGAATTGTCTATTGTTGGGCAACAAATCGTAATAATTTTAAAGAAAGACAGAAGATAGGACTAGTAAAAGAATATGACTTCTACAGTTTTTGCGCTAGAAAAATTAGAGATCTTATGAAAACTTTCCCACCTATAAGAATAGGAATGGATGCTCAGGGAGGAGGAGTAGCTATAGAAGAAGCGCTACACGATCCTGGTAAATTACAGGAAAATGAACAACTAATATGGCCAGTGATAGATTATGAAAAGAGCAAGGATACAGACTCTCAACAAGGATTACATATACTAGAATTAGTCCAGTTCGCAAAAGCTGATTGGACAGGTCAGGCTAATCATGGTTTAAGAAAAGATCTAGAAGATAAAGTACTATTATTTCCACAATTTGATAATTTAACACTCGGATTGGCTATGGAAAAAGAAGGAAAAAATATTATCGATTCTGATCTTAATCCATTATATGATAGTGTTAGCGAATGTATTCTAGAAATAGAAGAACTAAAAAATGAATTGACAACTATAGTTATGACACAAACTAGTACTGGTCCTCAAGCACGAGACAGATGGGACACGCCAGAGGTAAAATTACCAAATGGTAAAAAGGGAAGACTAAGAAAAGATAGATATAGCTCTTTATTAATAGCAAATATGATAGCTAGACAAATAAATAGGTCTTTACAGCCAGTTAATTATGATCTTATAGGAGATAATAGGATAGATATAGTTAACAATAAAGATAAACAACTATATAAAGGTCCCGAGTGGTTTACGTCTAACGTTAATGGAGACGATAATATTTATCAGGGAATTTATAGATAAATGTGTATAAATTTATATATTAAAATAAAGTAATCGAATTAATAATACTATTACAATAGAAATAGAACATGCCTAGAAAACCAGAAAAAAACAATATTATCAAAAATAGTTCTTCTATTCCAGAAGATGCTTATGTCACATGGGGAGACGATTTATCAAGCAAGCAAGAGGCTCTTAAAAAATCTTCTGAATCTTTGGATGAGTTTGCCGGCATACAATCGTCATCCGCCTCATACGGATCTGGAAGAAGATATAGCATAGATTTTTCTAATTTAGATGGAAATACTGGTGGTCGCCCAGGATTAACAAGAAATGATTACTATGCATTCAGACCGGATGAAGCTGTTCCAAAAAGAATCAAATTAATTATACGCAGAGCAGACGATATTTATCAGAGAATAGGCTTAGTTAAAAATGTTATAGATTTGATGGGCGATTTTGCCGTTCAGGGCATAAAACTTGTTCATAAAAATAAAAGAATAGAAAAATTTTATAGAACATGGTTTAAAAAAATAAATGGAAAAGATAGAAGCGAGAGATTTTTAAATAATCTATATAAAACTGGCAATATTATTATTCATAAACAAACAGCAAAAATAAGCTTAAAAGTTACTGATAATCTATACAAAAGCATAGGATCTCCAGATTTGCAGATAAAAGATCCAGAGACTATACTAGTAGAAAAAAAAGAAATACCATGGGCATATACTTTTATAGATCCTGTATATGTTGAATGTGCTGCTGGCTCACTATCATCATTTGTAAAAAATAAAAGATATGAATTAATTTTACCAGCATCATTAAGAAAAATTATTAATTCTCCTAAAACAGCAGCTGAAAAAGAAATAATAGACTCATTACCAGATGCTATTATACAAGCAGCAAAAACAAAAAAAGCATATCCTTTAGAACCAGATAAAACTATAGTATATCATTATAAAAAAGATGATTGGCAGAGTTGGGCATATCCTATGATATATGCAATTATGGACGATATCACAGTTATAGAAAAACTTAAACTAGCAGATATGGCAGCTTTAGATGGTGCTATAAGCAATATAAGAATTTTTAAATTAGGTAATCTAGAACACAGAATAGCCCCAACAAAAGCAGCAACAGCTAAACTCGCTCAAATTCTTGGAAATAATGTTGGAGGAGGAACAATGGATCTTATATGGGGTCCAGATATTGAATTATTAGAAAGCAATACCAATGTTCATAACTTCTTAGGAGAAGGTAAATATACTCCACATTTAAATAGTATATATGCTGGACTTGGTATTCCTCCTACTCTTACGGGAACATTTGGAGCAGCGGGCACAACAAATAATTTCATAAGCCTCAAAACATTAACACAGAGACTACAATATGGTAGAGACACATTAATTAAATTTTGGGAAAATGAAATTGAACTTGTTCAGAAGGCTATGGGATTCAGATATCCGGCTAAGATTGAATTTGATAGAATGGATCTTAGTAATGAAGATACTGAAAAAGCACTACTAATACAATTAGCTGATAGAAATCTTATTAGTGACGAATTACTTCAAAGTAGATTTGGTTTTGATCCTGATATGGAAAAATCCAGATTAAATAGAGAATATAGAGATAGAGAGTCACAAAGAATGATAGATAAAGCTGGGCCATGGCATGATCCACAATTTGAGAATGCTCTTAAGAAAATATCTTTACAATTAGGTATTGTCACCCCAAGTCAAATAGGATTAGATTTACTAAAGAAAAAACCAGGTGAACAAACGGCCATAGAACTTAAAAACCAACAACTAAAGACTCAGTTGCAGCCCAAAATGGCCAACGATCCCGCACAGGAATCGTTGCCAAAAGAATCAGGCGAAGGAAGGCCAAAATTATCTAAAGATTCTGAAAAACGCAAACAAAAAATATTTTCGCCCCAAACAGGCGCGAAATTAATGCTATGGTCATCTTCTGCACAAGATCAAATAAGCAATATAATAAATCCAATTATTTTAGAATACTTTAACAAAAAAAATATAAGAAGTTTATCTAATACTGAAAATGAAACATTAGAAAATATAAAAACCAATATTCTATTTGATACTAAACCATTTAATAAGATCAATAAAGATATTATGTTATCAAGTAATATGTCAAATAATAATTCTATCAGTAAAGATTTTTATATATGGTTATCTCATTTAAAATCTGAGCTGAATA